ACACAGAATACACGTTGGATGAGTGCAGTATGGAGTGGGTGTGATAACATGACCACATTTCCCCTAATAGACACCTCGTCCGTAACCTCACTTCATTCAACTTGGGACGGGTGTTCGGGGTTAATCTCTTTTCCCGAAATAGATACGTCATCGGTGGAGATGCTTCAGTATACATGGCGAAATTGTTCTGGGTTAACAACTTTTCCCGAAATAGATCTATCACACATATTATCATATTTTATATCGAACACATGGGAGGGGTGTTCTAGACTAACACATATTGGTGGGGCTGATTTTCTAAGTGACTTACCATTTACCGCAAACCGATTACCTAGAGTATTCAGTGGGTGCGCCTTGGTGCAAAGTGAGGTGGATAAGATACTCATAAATTTGGATGGGATTGGAAACTCGAATGGGTTATTAGATATTAACGAAGGGACAAACGCAACACCATCCGCCATGGGATTCATAGCAGTTAATAACCTTAGAGCACGAGGGTGGACAGTAAATCATAATTAACAATATGGCACAACAGAAATTCAACCCGATAGCAGGTATATCCAAACACAGCGATGCTGTTGATGTGGTCAATATCAATGCGGTCGATGCCGAGGATAGGTTAACTCGATTGCAACTCGATATCAACTCAGTGGGTAACTTGACTACATATTCATTCGTAGCACTACCACTCGCTGATTATACTGCTTTATCCGCAACAGACGACACAACCTTTTATCACATAACAGATGCTTAAATTAGGAGACACCGAAATCAAGAAGATGGCATGTAATGACTACGATATATCTCGTATCATGCTTGGGAACCAAGAGGTGTTCAAGAGTCAGGGAAGAATCTCGGATACGATTGATACACAAGTGTTAGTTTCCTCTGATGTTATTGATAGCGGGAGACCCCTACAGCGAGGTCATTGTGTGCAGTTTGGTGGAGTCGGTGGATATATACAGGCCGACGATGTGGTTGACTGGAATATTTCTGGAAAAACTACCAATATTACAGTGTACGCCAATATAACGGAACAGCCCAACACCCAAAACATATTCAATGTTGGTAACATCTCGCTCGTAGTCGGGTCATATCCCAGTGGTGTCCGTATGAAGCTAATCATTGACGCCAACGGTTATGGGGATGTAGAAGTCCCCGCCGAACACCAAATACCATACAGAACATGGGTGAAGTATGAGGTAATTCTAACAGATAGTAATTGTAAGATACTATATGATGGGAATATTGTAGTCGATGTTACCAGAACAAACACATATCACGCTATTAGTGGTAAATGGGGCGTGAATCACGTCGCACACATATCTAATTATAAGGTTGGATATGTGTCGGTCAAAATCGAAGGCGACACTAAACTCGAATTACCATTTGGTGAGAATTATGGGACGACCTGTTTTGATGTAAGTGGTAACGGGAGCAACGGAACGTTATATAACGGCGTGTCTAGATACATCGATAGCACCATACCACCAGAACTTGATTGGAATAACTTACATGGATACACTCGCCAAGATTGGGATGGTATTATACATAAAACGGATTCCGATTATTTTATTTCAGATGGATGGACGCTTGGGGAATCATTCACCGACATATTTGATATGGAGGTGACGGTTGAGATTACCGAAAAAATCAACAACGCACATACCTGTGTTTTTGGGACTGATTATGGTGATCCATGGGGCGGGGATTTTTGTGGAATTTATTTGGTAGAGGATTCCACTGATCCGAACACAGTAAAAATATACGGAACTATACACTCCGACCATTCATATGCACCAATTATTCGTTATGGATATAGCATTGGGGATGTATTAACTATTCAACTCACATTCAACGATGATACTAAATTACAGACCGTTCGTGTTAGTGGTTCACATGGTGATGTTATATCAGAAAACCCATCTACCTCCGAATATGGTCATACCGTGAGTATAGCTTCATCCGTGAAAGCCCGAGGATTAAATATCGGTCGTAGAAATAATGCATCAACGTTTAAAATACATAAGTGTCGGTTTTCGAATTTAGGTGACTGGGATATTACCAATGAATCCAACGAAGGAACACTACTACCGAGTAGTAATTCGACAAATCACTTGAGAAGTGTCCGTGGTGAATTTATTTTTAATAAACTATTGCCAACAACACGGGCAGGACTGAACCCAGTGGATAACTCCCCCGCACAATACACAGGGACGGTATATCCGATTGCGCCTGATAGAGTTGAAAGCACTTGTGCTTCGCTGACATATGCAGGAGTGTCAACATACGTCGATCCTGAGTATACACACCTTAGTGGTGACACGCTTCCAGATTCCGAATTTGATGTGTCAATGAAGATATTCCCAACTGCTAGAATTAATGGGGGTCAATATATTTTCGGGTCTCAGGCGAATTGGCGACGGTTTTTACTGCTTAATAGATCTAAACATATAGATGGTTCGGATCCAATAAACACATTGAAACTTTTTTCTGGGTATGACACAGTGGCTGATTCAGTGGTAACACCATTTCCACTACAATTACATACATGGTATACGGTTGAAATTAGATTGCGTGATGGAAAGGATCAACTATGGGTAGATGGGAACTTCATCGGAGAAACTAGTCGATGTGGTGTTAAATATTTACCAGAAGACCATAAACCCATATTTGGATCATCTAGAATAGTTGATTTAGGTAGTAATCCCCGAACATGGGCGATACAAAAAGCGTCATTTCAGGGATACATGTGCGATTGTAAATTCGGTCACGTTGCCCATTACCCTCTAGCAGAAGGTAAGGGGTCAGTAGCATATGATATATCTGGGAATGGTCAACATGGGATAATTGTTAATGGAGACACATCCACGGCGCGGGCAGGAGTTTGGGGTGGAAGAACCAATGAATTCCATCACAACATGGACGTGGGGTGTAACTATGTAGAGGGTGTGCGGATACCTAGTGGTGACTATCTATATGACGCTCTTGGTAACCATCTGGAGACCACTGCACGGATGTTTAAGCACAATAGAGCAGAGACTGCATGGACGTGCCCAGACACGTCCCCAGCCCTTGCACAGATACAGGACATAACTAAACATTACTACTGGGGTGATTCGGTTAATAACACCACTCACTTCTGGCGACGCATTGGGGGTCAATACGTCGAGAACAGATGCGCCTATTCAGAAGATCTAACAAAATGGGACACGGGTAGCACAAAGGTGGATTTCTACGGAGAGTCCAGCTATATTGATAGTGGTCCAGTTGGGTATAAATTACCAATAATCACAGATGGGGAGGATATCGCGGTTCGGTTACGGGTGAAAGCTGGACTAACTGGTTCAGTTAGATTCAGAACGTCACTTAATAAGAGCTTCAAGAGTAATGTAGTGTATTCGGGCAAGGGTGAGTTTGTGGTGAACGGTGCTGATAACGATGCACTACTTAGGGGACTTGATGCCAATTCTTACACGGAAGTGGTATTAATATTCACAATACCAGATGACACATCAGCGGGTGATGTGTCATTCATCATCCAACCAACTGAGGATGCGGGTCAGACGGTTGGTACCATCTCGGTTCTGGTGCATAAGGTCCATATATGGCGTGCTGATGACACCCCAGACTTCATAGAAACTAATGGAACGGCTGTTCCTCGCACCGATGAACGGAAATATTATGATAAGTTCACTGTATATGATAGGAACCTGTTAGCATATGATAGGAAAGCCGCTATTGGTGCGACCGCCCCCGTCGGGATGGATAGAATATAACTAAATGAATGATAATTCCATAATTATAACCATACAACATTATGAAAAGTAATCCAAAATATGCATATATAACCGTAGCATTCAGCCTTATTGATGGTGATCCAAATATCACTGCTTTGTGTGATAATGCTCTTCGCAAAGGAGTAACTTCTAAATATCAAGGAGAATCCGCAATCTATCCCGTGGAACCCCAATACATTGCCCCCGATATTGCTAACTATGTGATATCAGTTGGCGGTAGTGTTGAAAATTACGGGATTGTTAGATATACCCCAGTGACTGATCTAACAACTGATCTCCCAGCATCACTCCCATCATCGACTATCACCGAGGGCGATGAAGGTGATGAAGGTGGTGGGGTTACTCGACAATTAACATGGCAGGAAGTATTTGATAGACCAACGGTTAACCCGCCCCTAGTAGATGGTGTTTATCATTTCAATTGTTTATCACACTTAGGACATCGCCCATTAACGCTCGATGAATATAACGTGGTTAATGCATCAGGACTCACTTTGATTGAAGGTAAAGACGTTCCAGTTCCATCCACAACTGACCCAATCGTTTAATACCATGACGGAAGATGACTATAAACTATTGGCGGAGGCAATTCATAAAGAATTCGCCAATAAACCAGTTCCCCAGAGTGTAACCTTTGAGACTAATTCAAAACTACGTTTGCCCCAGTCTTGGGGTGGTTGGTTATCACTCATCACATTAACGTCTGCGGTCATCAGTTTTTTCGTCACTACTGTAATCAGGATCAATTCTGTGGATATGCGGATTGCGGAAAACAAAGCAGAGATTTCGAAACATATCCATGCGGTGGGGGTTCACCAGACTCCAGCAGAAAAAGCTCTGGCAACGGTTAAGACCATTCAGCCGATTCGAGATGATTTAGCACAGATTAGGAACACCTTGGAACTGATGTCGTCTCGAATCAAAAACCTTGAAAAGAAAATAGATGAAGTTGATAACAGAAATAATCCATATGAAACAAATCCACATTAGACTATGGCTCATATGTCTATATATCGTCACCACTCTATCAGTCGTTAGTTGTGGTGCCACTATATGCTACACAGACCCCAACACAGGAATCAAAATATGTGAGAAAATCAACGGGCAGTTTGATCCCGAAATATCCATGACTGGTCCAGTTATTGATCCGAACGAACCCAAATTGGATGAACGAACTCAAATCGAAATCATACCTACTAAATAGATACACCCAATGGTAAGGCGAAAGTCAATGCCAGTGAAACAAGCTAATGAACACACAACACACATTCCCACACCTACCCGACCCACGCACCCACTTCGAAAACAAACAAGTATGGTATTACTGGGATGATGACATCATTTTCGACCGTCATAAGGGGAGCCCTATCACCATACCAGCCAAATTTTTAGGGGACGGTGGATCCATCCCATGGGTATTTACGGCAGGACTGAAACCAAATGGAGTGATGCTACCGTGCTACCATCTCCATGATTTTCTTTATAAGAAAGACTGTCCGTATGACATTACCAGAAAACACGCAGATAAACTATTATACGAATATTCGTGTTATGTGGATTATCCGTGGGTTAAGCGACAGGCTGTTTTTACGGGTCTTCAGGTCGGGGGGTGGAACAGTTGGAAGAAACACGACTGTTTATATAACACGTCCACGCATCATAGGTAGTCGGGATAGCTCTTCTTTCAACTCACCACTTATACTAGACACGGAAATATCGAAAATCCTGTCTGGTATTTCTTTGCTTGGGTATCTGGTATGGATGTAGTTATTCCTTTTTTTGAGTACGTCGGTGAATGGTAATATGTGTTTGTCGTTCGGAAGTCGTCGTTCCATAATATGCGACCATTTCATATCATTAATAATAACGAACGTGGTATGTTCGCCAAGTATCATTTCAGCGGTTGTCCGTGCCACGCTGGTATATTCTCCGTTGCCCAGCAATAACTCCCCCGATTCAGCAACACCCAGACACTCTACTAAGAAAGTGGATAAGGAATCCACGTAGTCTTCGTATATGTCAGATGTTTTCTTAATGAGGATCACTTGGGAATAATACAGGTTTGTCTTTACTTGTCAAATACTATTTGTAATTATTATAATGATTAGCTCATGGACAAATGCGCCAGAAGAAGTAACTGATGATATGGTTGGCTTTATATATATCATCCAGAATAAGACCACGGGGAAGTTTTATATAGGTCAGAAGAAATACTGGTCAGTTACACGGAGACCCCCTTTGAAAGGAAAGAAGCGGAAAAGGATCGTTAAGAAGCAGAACTGGGAGAATTATGTTGGGTCAAACCCACAACTCAAAGAAGAGGCAAAGGCTGGGCATGATCTGGAGAAAATCATTCTATGTGATTGCACCTCCAAGTGGCTTCTTAATCTTGTGGAGACATGGGCACAGATTCATTATGACTGTGCCATGAGGGAGGACTGTTATAACTGTATTGTTAACTTACGACAATCGCTTCCACCAAAGGGACTAACTGTCCAGATGGTTAGGGCGAAAAAAGACACCGTGATGGGCGTCCTTGATAAGATGTTGCTGTAGGTTTATTCACCACCATCACCGCCCCCGTCAACCACACCTCCATCATCATTGTTATGGTGGAGGAATGTTGCGCCACCACGTCTCTTCCGAGTGCGACGTTTTTTCTTCAGTTTCTTTTTCTTCTTGGACTTGCCAATACCGACTGGTCGACGGCTGTCACCACGTGCAAAGAAGTCATCCATATCAAGTGAGTCACCCCCTCCACTAGGAATTGCTTCACCAGCCATCATCTCTTTTAAGAAGTCATCAAATTTACCCATAGAATTAATTAGGCGAAAGCGATTTAAACTAAACAAAAATGTTTTTGTTAGTGTGAAAGTATAATTAAGATTATGGATACTATTCTTAAAGAATTATTTGGCGACCAAGAGGGCGTGCTCAGTGAATCCGCACAACAGCAGATCACCACCGCATTCAATACAAAGGTCGATGAGCTAGTCGAAGAGAAGGTGGAATTGGCTCTTGAGACTCAAGACAAATCCAACACCGAAATGCTTCAACTTGTAGTCGAGAAGTATGAAGAGAAGATCAAGAAGGAGAAAGACCTCCTTGCAGAATCTCTTGATACCGAACATGCAGACAAGGCTAAAGAGGCATTTGATCTCGTCGAAAAAGATCGCACCAAGAAGTTGGTTCAGGTTAAAGAATCATACGAACAACTTCTTAGTGAGTCAGTCAAGACCGAGACACGGCGCATTGTCGATTGTGTTGATAAGTATTTTGACACGTTCCTTGAGTCACACGTCCCCCATGAGATGATTGCTGAAGCCGCAAAGCGCGACTACAGTGGTGAACTCCTTGGTAAGATCACTCGTCTGATCTCAATCGACGAGACAATTTCTGAAGATGTCAAGCGAGGTATGAAAGATGCCCAGAAGACAATCGCCGAAAAAGATGCCCAGATTTCACAGCTTCAGATGAAGGACTTCCTTCGTGAGAAGACCGAGCACCTCCCAATGTTGGAACAGAAATTCCTTGTTGAGAGTCTTGCTAACAAGAGCATCGATTATGCCGAGCGTAACTTTGATTATACTCGCCAGTTATTTTCTAAATCGCAGGAGCCATCACGAGTTGTGATGGAGAAAACCACTGCAAGCAACGTTGATCGACCAGTAAAAGTAGTGGAGGAAGCTACTAAGAAGGTCGTTGAAGAGGCAAACCAAGCAAACTCTGCGATGGCGGTGTGGGCTAACAAATCCAAATCTCTAGGAACCCTAGACTCTTGGTCGAAATAAGTAGAATTTTCTACGAAAACCATAATTAAATATAGATTATAATATGAAAACACAATACATGAATAGCGGAACGGAGCGTGAGCTTCTTTCCCGATGGAAGCCTCTTCTGGAAACCCACGATGCAGGTCTTAAAGCAATTGACACACGCAAGAAAGCGACAATGACCGCGATCTTGCTTGAAAACCAATACAATTTTATGCGATCAGATCCAGCTACATATGGTTATGTTCCTGAAATTATCGAGGAGGACCTTACTTCTGGTGGTGATACGGGTGACGCTGGTAACGTATTTGGCGCAAATGGTGGTGGTGATGCACGCAGTGGTGAACGCAATGTTCCTAACACCGACTTCTACGCTCAAGGCGATTCTCGCCTCCCAAATGTGATCATGCCAATGATTCGACGGACATTCCCTGAGCTTCTTGCCAACGAAATCGTAGGCATCCAGCCAATGAGTGGACCAGTTGGTCTTGCATTCGCACTTCGCTTCAAATACGATACTGAGAACTTGGCTGATCACAGCCCTGATGGAACTAACCACCCAAATACACCAGCATCCGCCACTGATCGAGGTCCTGATGGTGCTGAAGCAGGTTATAACTACCTCAACACCGCCCACACAGGCGAAGTTGCTGCTGGTGGTCAGCTCGCTGGAATTACTTCTGGCGACGACGGTCATACAGCAACATTCACGTTCGGTGAAGAAGACCAAGGTGTTGCAAAACTCCTCGGATCTCTGGAAATGAGCACAGCTCTCCCACAGATGAGCATGTCAATCGAGAAACTCGCAGTTTCTGCTGGAACTCGTAAGCTCGCACTCAAATACTCCTTGGAGCTTGAGCAAGACCTTATGGCAATGCACGGACTGAGTGTTGACGACGAAATGACCTCAATGATGGGCTATGAATTGCAAGCTGAGATTGATCGCGAGAT